AACTGGAAAGTCCAGTCTGATTCACAGTTGCTAGACATGGAGGACCGTGAACTCATGAAGTTCACACGTTCGACCATGCTGGGTCTAAATAGTGCTGGAGCCTTGGAAGCAGCCTGGGAACTTGTTCCCTGGAGCTGGTTCGCCGACTGGTTCTCGAATTGTGGTGAATTAATCACCGCTTCGAACAATGCAGTCGGGTGTACCTGGAGCCGGCCATGCTGTATGCAGACTTCAACTTCGAAGTCAGACATACAGGTTGCCGAGGACGAGCCCAGTTGGAAGTCCAGTATAATGTCTGGACCTTACGACTATCGGCGCGTCCATAAGGCACGGTTTCCTGCCGTGCCGATTATCCCGTTTCCCACTCCCTACCTGCCTATGATTACTCATAGGCATTGGTCGATCCTTGCGTCTCTGGCTGCGCTGCGGCTTAGAGCCTAAGCCGCAAGCAAAACAGAAGAGCCGCAAGGAGAACTCCTATGTTAGGTGACACACTCGTCCTTCCTTGTAGTGGCGGAAACGTCACTATGGTCAAGGTCAACCAGGACAATTACTCGTCTGAGTACTTGTTCCGAAACTCAACCTCTCAATACCGGGCTCGTGTCCGTCACACGGTGACGGCCGCAAAGAACGGTAGGCCGGCGTATGATCGGCACAACTTCGAAGTTGTGCAAACGATCTTCGCCAGTGGAGAGGTGGCTGAGTATGAACGTAAGTTCTACTTTGTCATTGAGCAGCTGCCCAGTGACACGTCAGTCGAGATTGGAGACGCGGTCGCCGATCTGGCAATCGCAACCTCCAATGCTTTCCTGACCAGCCTTCTCGGATGGGAGTCGTAGGGTCAGATCTCCATGGGATCATCGCTTGTGAAAGCAATTTTTCCCTCGGTGGCTTGTCGCCACCGGATCTGACCGGCAGACTCTTCATTAGGTTGAAGAGTGGGTGCCTAACAGCATGGGACATCAGGAAAGGAGTTAACCAATCCTCATGTCTAATTGCCATGTTAGGGAGCTCGAGCGTGTGTATCGACATCTGCTTGCAGATGCCGCGTACACGTTCCCGACGTTGGAGAATGACTTTGAGAGAGATCTCAAACGTCTCCAAAGATTCGTTGAGCACAGAGGTATTAGAGTTTATCTCGAATACCTCCCAGCAATCGGAAAGCACCTGGATAGGTGTCTCTCTGATGGCAAGTACATTCAGGGTGGGCTACCTCTGACGAAGAGGGTCTCTCCCTGGGTAGTGGTCCCTAAGTTTCTTAGGGGGCTCTACCTACTTGTTTTCAACGAATCTGGCTGTCTGAGGGATGATTACAGTGTGGAAGCCATCTTCTTTTTACGGCAAATTTTCTATGCCGCAAAGAAAGCTGACTACGCCTGTAGTGTTGATAAAATCGAGGACGCTGTCCAAGACTTTGTCGACACCGATGCGCAACTACCGGAACCCGAAGGGTACTGGAATGTTGTCGAGTCTAAACACCTCAAGGACCCGCCGCCTTACTATGGTTTTAGTAAGTCGGCACTCCTAAAGGACCGCCTAAACTCTATCTCTGATCCTCGTAGGAAAAGAGACGCATCGCTCTTCCTGATAACGCTTGACACTGTGTCAAGCATTATCACCTCAACCCTAGGGTCATACCGACCCGCAGATTGGAGGTTCAGACATGGCCCAGGCGCGATCTCAGAAGCGACCGGTCCGTACAACAAGTACTGTTGGACGAATTGGTCAGATCTTCTGGAATCCGAATACCCTCTTGCTGATTTTGGTTTTTACAATTTCAGCAGTTGGGCTGCCCGTTGCAACGGCACTACACCGGTTGAACCAATTCAATCAAGAATTGCTCGACCGAGTAGACTCATTGCAGTTCCCAAGACTTTTGCCGGACCTCGGCTTATTGCCGCGGAACCGTCAGAACACCAGTGGTGCCAGCAAAACATCTGGCACTACATGTGTCGAAGAGTGCATAGCACCTGGTTGTTGGGATTCGTCGACTTTCGTGACCAATCCCGAAACCAGCGACTCTGCCTCCTCGGATCTAGGAACAACTCCCTCGCGACTGTCGACCTTTCGGCAGCGAGCGACCGAGTTACGTGCCAAGCGGTAGGACAGTTCTTTAGGGGAAACCCTAAATTACTGAGCAGCCTACGTGCTTGTCGGACCCGTAGCGTTTCACAGAATCTGGTGGAGACTCTACCAGAGACTGTGGAGCTGAGAAAATTCTCAACTATGGGTAGCGCCTGCACCTTCCCTGTCGAAACAGTACTATTTCTTGGTGTAGCTTTGGCATCGGTCCTAACGGTCCGAGGGCTAAAGCCAACCTTGAAAAACATACTGTCTCTCCAAGAGGAGGTGGCCGTCTTCGGGGATGACGTAGTTATCCCCGTCGATAGTCGGGAGCTCTTCGTGGATGCGCTTGAAGTACTTTACTTCAAGGTCAACGATCACAAGTCTTTCTGGACTGGAAAGTTCAGAGAATCCTGTGGCGTTGACGCCTTTGACGGGGTCGACGTGACCCCAGTCTACTGGCATCGTATCTACGATGGCGGACCAGAATCTCTAGCGAGTGTAGTGGAGTGTTGTAATAACTACTATTCCAAGTGGTTACTCAACACTTCCGCCTACCTTGCGTCGACCCTGCCTAAGGGACTCGGTGTCCCACAGGTGGCCATGAGATCTGGTGTCTTTGGTCTGAAGACTCGCTGCCGGCCGAGGAATGTCACCCATCAAGGGCGATATAACCACGGTCTCCAGCGAGCCGAGCTGCGTGTGCGTTCGATAATTTCGAGGCAGGCGCGAGCACCGACCAATGACGACACTGCGTTACTTCAGTACTTTACTGAAGCACCTGGACCGATGACTAATTGGTCCCACGGTGTACCGCAGAGACCTCTTCTTAAAACTAAGAAGAGGTGGGTTGCTTATGATGACATTATTGCTCAATAATGTCCCATTCGCAAAACTGGCGTTCGTGTGAAGACAGGTACGGGAGGCATTCTAGGTGCGGTGGAGACTTAGCACTTGCTAAGATTCCTAAGGACCCAGTGAGCG